GAATCTACAAAAGAAGTCACAACGACTTCAACCCAAACTACTAATACAAACGAAGGAGTAACAAATGATTAGTTTATTAATGACAATGTTCCTAGCATGTGGGGACAAAGAAGAAGATTTGGATACAGCAGTAGAAGCTGAAGAAACTGCTGAAGAAGCAGAAGACACCGCAGCCGAAGGCTCCGAAGAGGAAACAGGTGAAGAGACTGAGGAGTCGGAAGAAGGCTCTGAAGAAGGTGAAGAGTAATGACCAAAGCAGGTAAGATTGATATTAATTCCATGAAGAAGTTCGTCAACAAAAAAGTTGGCTTAAACATCGCTCATGATCTTAATGAAGACAATCCTACCGAGGTCAAAGAATGGATTCCAACTGGCTCACGTTGGTTGGATTCTATCACTTGCCGAGGTAAGATGGCTGGAATCCCCGTTGGGAAGATCACTGAACTTGCCGGTTTGTCTTCGGCTGGTAAGTCTTATATGGCTTGCCAAATAGCTTCGCAAGCACAAAAGAAAGGACATTTCGTTGTTTACTTTGACGCTGAGTCCGCTATTGACCCAAAGTTCTTAACAAACTCTGGAATAGACACCAAAAGCGATTTCATGTACATTCAAGCAGTTTCAGTTGAGAAAGTTCTCGAAACAATTGAGGACTTGATGACTGAATACTCAGAAACACAGTTTCTGTTTATTTGGGACTCCATCGCAGCAACTTCTGCAGAGAAGGACATCGAAGGGGATTTCAATCCTCAGTCGTCTATGGCCGTCAAGCCAAGGATTTTTGCGAAAGCATTTCCAAAGCTTGCCATCCCACTGGCGAATCAACAATGTACATTGCTGTTGATCAACCAACTTAAGACAAACATTGGTGCTCAAGGTTGGGAAGCTATGGTGACGCCATATGTCGCCCCAGGCGGGAAGGCAATTGAATACTTTTGTTCGCTCCGCATCTGGCTCACAAAGCGCAAATCAAAAGCGTCATATGTGACTGATAACAGTGGACTTCGGATTGGCTCCGAAGTAAAAGTAAAGGTTGAGAAGTCCCGCTTTGGGTCTGAAGGTCGCACATGTGGCTTTAAGATTCTTTGGGGCAAAAATGTAGGCATTCAAGATGAAGAGTCTTGGTTAGAAGCATTAAGAGTCTCAGGCTCTGATCGCTTTAAGCCGGGAGCTTGGAACAAGATCTATGACGCGAAAGGAAAAGAATTTAAATTCCAAAAGTCTCAATGGATCACCAAGTTGCAAGAACCAGAGTTTCGCTCTGCTGTGCTTGACATCATGGATGAGGAAATCATCCAAAAATTTGAGTCTGAAGGCAAGAACTTTGGTCTCGAAGGCGAGGACGAAGAAGGTTAAATCCTGAAGTTACTCACTAGCCCCTTGACTTAGGTCTTGGGGTTTTTTTGTCTTTTCTATTTGACAAGCATGACGTGACATGTTATATTATTATAAATGGAGAATAAATGAAAAAAGTTAAATGTACCTGTCCTCACGACGGCAAAGAGTTTCACGGAGAACTCTTGTGGGAGACAGATGAAAAATTTGCCATCTCAATTGGAAAGTATAAGATCACAATGCACTTTCCAAAGAAAACACACACATTCACAGTCTTGGAGGACAAATGAAAAATGTAATAATAATTGACGCGTTGAACATGTTTTTGCGCTCATACGTAATCTCGCCTCATCTTGATAAAAGAGGGTGGCCTGTAGGAGGCACCATTGGCTTCCTGAAGTCGCTTCAAAAGGTGGCTAGGGACTTTGCTGCGGATGAGATTATCGTTGCTTGGGATGGCCATGAGGGCTCTCAACGGCGACGTTCCATGAATAAGGACTACAAAGGTGGTCGTAAACCTGTAAGATTTAACAGGCGAATGGTAGAGATACCAGAAGATAAGGAAGAAGCTAACAAGGGCTATCAACAAATAAGGCTGATGGAGTACCTGAACGAGATGCCCGTCATCCAACTAGTAGCAGACTTCACAGAGGCCGATGATATCATCGCTCTTGTAATTAATCACCCTCGCTATGAAGGCTGGAAGAAGACAATCATCTCATCAGACAAAGACTTCTTTCAGTTGTGTCGACCTGATGTTCAGATCTACCGACCAATTCAGAAAAAAATTGTTACCGAAGAAAGCGTTGTTGAAGAGTTTAAGATTCACCCAAACAACTTCGCTTTGGCTCGAGCAATTGTTGGAGACTCTTCAGACAATTTGCCGGGAATCAAAGGAGCAGGCCTGAAAACAGTTGCTAAGAGGTTTCCATGGCTTATTCGAGAAGAAGAGTTCACAGCAGCCGATATCATTAGAGACTGTGCTATGCAAGGTAAGAAGCTAAAGATCCACGAGAACATTGAAAGCAATGAAAAGCTAATCAAGGATAACTATGCAATCATGCAATTGCAATACCCAAACATTAGACCGATGAATAGAGAAATAATTAAAAAAGCAATAATTGACTTTGAACCATTGTTCAACAAAATAAAGTTTACACAAATGTTGTTCGCAGACGATGCCGGTCATCTCAACTTTGATGCACTACAAATGACTTTTCGAAAAATAAAAAGATAGTTTGAACTTGACAAGTTGGCTTAGATAGGTTATATTTAAATACACATCAAATTCAGGAGGACATATGAATAACGATAGACAAGAAACTTTTATGCGCTTTGGAAAGAACTTCCAAGAAAACCTTTGCCAACTTATGTTGGAGGATCGACCATTCTTCGATCAAATCACGGAGGTACTAGATGTTACTTTTTTCGAAAAGAAGTATCTTCAAGTGTTCGCGCAAACACTCATAAATTATAGAGACAAGTACAACACGCATCCAAATGCTGAGGTCATGATGACCCTGTTGAGAACAGAACTAAATCACCACGATAAGGCAATCGCCAAAGATGTTCGAGAGTTTTATGCTCGCATTCATACATCAGATGGTGTGGAAGAATGTGCATTCATTAAGGACAAGGCCATTGACTTCTGTCGTAAACAAGTTTTAAAGGGCGCCATGATCAAGTCTGCGTCCTTACTTAAGAGCTCTTCATTTGAAGAGATTGAGAAAGTGATCAAGGAGGCCTTGGTTCTTGGTACAGACAATAACTTTGGACACGACTTTCGTAAAGATTTGCTTAAACGTTTTGAACTCATTTCAAGAGATCCAACTTCAACTGGCTGGCCTCGAATGGATGAGATCGTTAAGGGCGGTCTTGGAAAGTCAGAGTTGGGAGTCGTTGTTGCTCCAACTGGTGCTGGTAAGTCTATGGTGCTCGTTCACCTCGCAACTCAAGCGCTGCTTCAAGGAAAGACTGTTGTCTATTATACCCTCGAACTTAAAGACACTGTGGTAGGTCAACGATTCGATTGCTGCATAACTGACGTTCCACTTAACGAACACATGCAAAGACAAAAAGAAATTGTTAATAAGGTGAAAGACCTTGAGGGCACTCTAATTATCAAGGAGTATCCAACCAAATCGGCTTCTGTATCAACTCTCAAAAATCACATTGAGAAGTTGCGGAAGAGAGGCATTGAGCCCGACATGATCTTGGTTGACTATGCCGACTTGTTGCGCCCGCCTCGAGCCACTGGTGAGAAGCGACACGAACTAGAAGAGACCTATGAAGGTCTTCGCGGCCTCGCTCAATCTTATGAGATTCCATGTTGGACTGCATCTCAAACAAACCGTGGAGGTCTCAATGCTGAAGTTATCACTATGGAGGCAATCTCTGAAGCGTTTAACAAATGTTTCGTTGCAGACTTCATCTTCTCACTGTCTAGAACGGTCCAAGATAAGCAAGCAAACAAAGGTCGCCTCTTCGTTGCGAAGAATAGAAACGGCCCCGATGGTCTGGTGTTTGATGCTTTCGTTGACTGGTCTGATGTTACCATCAAAGTTTTGGACAGAGACGAATCAGCGGAAAAAATGCAATCAACGGCTGATGCTTTACAGATGCTCAAAGACAAATATGCGAAAGCAGGAAAATAACTAAAAATTACAGGAGTAAGGAATGGATTTAGAGAAAAAGATTTTATCGGACATCACAGTCCACATGAAGTATGCGCGTTACGTAGAAGACGAGCAACGTCGAGAAAACTGGGACGAATTAGTTACCAGAAACATGAACATGCATATCAAAAAATTTCCCAGTTTAGAGCAGGAGATTAGAGAGAACTATAGGTTTGTCTACAACAAGCAGGTCTTACCGTCTATGCGCTCAATGCAGTTCGGAGGAAAACCAATCGAGGTTTCTCCAAACCGCATCTTTAATTGCGCTTACACACCCGCAGACGACGCTCGAGTGTTCGGAGAGATCATGTTCTTGCTTCTTGGTGGAACTGGCGTTGGCTCTTCAGTTCAACCCCACCACGTTGAAATATTGACTGAGACTCACAGACCATCTACAAAGAGAACACGTCGTTTTCTTATTGGAGACTCTATCGAAGGATGGGCTGATTCTGTAAAGGCATTGATGATGTCTTACTTTAAAGGCACATCTAAGTTACGTTTTGATTTTTCGGACATCCGCCCGAAAGGCGCGAGACTAGTTACATCCGGTGGTAAGGCTCCAGGCCCACAACCACTTAGAGAATGTCTAGTAAAGATAGAAGGAGTTTTAGATGCGAAAGAAACCGGTGATAAACTCACTCCCATTGAGGTTCATGATATCATCTGC